TCCTCGCTTTCGCCGTACCATTTCGCACGGTATTCCCATTTTGCCATAATACCGTCGGAAACATCTGCACGGTCACGCGCCCGCTCTGCATTTTCATCAATGAGGGGGGACTGGTCAAAGGTAACGGAAATAGCAGCCTCGTCATTTATGCTGCTGTCGATAAAGCTTTTTCCGATGTGCAGCAATGATTTTACAAGGTCGTGCAAAAATCCCTCAACACGGATAAAATGCTTGTGGGCGTTCTGAACAAGGTCCTGTTTATCACCCGTGTACTGAGTAGCTGTGACAATAGAGCCCGCATTAAACTGATAATGCTTTGTGCCGAAGCCTACCTTGAAGCTCAGGTAATCAAGTTGAGCCTGAATGCAGTCCACATTGTCCTTTACTCTCAGATCAGGGTTGTGTTCTGTGATGAGCGGCTTTGCGCCCATGTCCTCCGCAGATGAGGTTATGTAGTAGAACAGCTGTTGGTTTACCTCATCGGGAGTTATCTTTTGCCCCATGTACTCCTCAATAAGCGATTTTGCCATAAACACCTTTTTCTGACCCAGCCAGATATCGGAGTTAAGGTTGTTGTATGCGATATCAACGCCTTTGAGGTTATCAATGGCATTTGCAAATACGGCACATCCCATACCGTTGCTGCCCTTTATGCTGTTTACGATAGCAGGTCTGCAAACAGAGAACCACGGTATAGCCGACCTTGTGTGTATAACAGGCGGAACGCTTTCGGGAAGTTTGTCCTCTTTCAGCACACCTCCGCTCTTGTCAGCCACAAACACACGGTTTTCAATAACATACTCACCGTCCTCAAGCCTGTGTATCTCAAGGTAAATTTTATTCACACCCTTGATGCACACATCAGAGCAGAATGCCGCTTCGGTAATCGTGCCATTGTCGCAGCTCAGCGGGATTATGTTTCCACCGTCAATGTAGTTAAGGTCTATCCGTGTCCTGCTGTCGGGGATAATACCGCCCGTTTCGGACACAGCCGCATTTTTCAGCCGTATTACCACTGCCGCAGTGCCTGACCACATCATGCGCTCCATAAGGTTGTTGACCTGTTCCCAGAAGTTATTGCTGCCAAAAACGCCGCCGTTCCCCGTGTCGCCCATGAGGAAACGACTTGCACGGTCATCATCGGTCTTGATAAATGTTTTGTCATTTATCAGGATAGCAGCCCAGTCCTCGCATACCTTTTTCGCCATTTTCATGGTGTACATATCACGGCTCCTGCGCTTGCTGCCATTGTCGAACACAATGCGGTGGAACGGTTCATTGAATCCTCTCCACCAGTTATGCCATTCGTCTATGTGGCTGTAATACCCAGTATCGAGGGTGCAGCCATAGTTTTTGTTCAAAAAATCGATTATTGAGCCGTTCATTTTCTCACCTCACATTTCACATTCACGCCGCTGCAAGGAGCGGCTTTATAAATTTGCTAAAGCTGTACTCAAGCGCATCAGCGGTATCAATATCGCAGGTACCGTCATCAAGACGCTCATCTCTGTCTGTTATATTAGGATCCCATATCTGCTCCGACAAGCTGCCAATCACATTTGAGCAGCATCTCATCACAAAAAATCGTCCCTGCGTCATAAGCAGAGATAATGCTGCTATACGGTCATTCTTCGGTGCTTTGTAGCAGTCAACGATTTTAATAAACAGCTTTGCCTTTGCGCAGGCAAACCTCAGACCGTTTATGACAGCCTGATTTTCATTATCCGCCCATGCAAATTTTATTAAAAGAGGGTTATAGAGCAGATAAAGCCTCTTTACAAATGCAATAAACTCCCTGTATATCGTTTCAGGGTCAACCTCGCCCTTGCTACCATTTATTTTTTTTTCGGCTATGGTCACAAGCTTTTTAAAGCCGTCGATAAAAGCAGTTGCAACAAACACAGTCTTGGATTTATTCCCACCGAAGTCGATACCGATTTGTATAGATGTGATACGACTCTTGTCTATGCTGTCAACAATATACGCATCGGGGTTATTGGCAAATGACTCAAAAATAATGCCGCTTGCCTGACACCTCAAACCGAGAATGTCACGCTTATACCATATCGTTGATGTATCGTACTGTGATTTTATCTCTGCTTTTCGCTGGTCGGTGATATTGATGTTGTCATCAATCGTAAAATGCCCGTAATTATAGCCGCCGATAAAGGATCCTGCCTTGACCTGCTCGGCATACTTGTCGATGTACTCTGTGTATATCCACGATTTAGGGTTATCGGGGTTAAGATCCCAAAATATTTTACGGTCGATAGCGGCGATAGTACGGTTAAAGGCTTCTTTTACAAAGCTGTTCGCATGGAGATTAATCTCCGTTGCAATCCACATACCGTAAGAATTGCCTCGGATAGATTTAAAGCTGTTTTCCATCATCGCACCCGTAAAAATTATGATCCTCTCACGGTATTTTGTGTCGGGACCTTTTATGATAAGAGCCTCATTTCCTTTGTATTTTCCCCATCGACACTGATTTCGGAAATAATGCTCAATACCAAAACCGTTGCAGTCACCGAGAATGATCTTTGCGTTGCCGACCGTTGATGCTGAAGCAAGGTGTATTTTGTCACTTGTGCTTTTGAGAGCGGTGCAGAACGCAAGAACATTATCAACGGTCTTACCTGCTCGGACTGCCCCCTCTGCAACATTTATCATACTGTCACCGCAGCAGCGGATATATGCCTTATGCTTTTCACCAAATTTATACGGGATAGTCTTTTTGCGCTTGCATTTTTTAACTGTCACCGCCATAAATATCCTCCTCAACATCAGAAACGTCCTCATATTCGGGATCGGTTTTAGGCTTATCCGAATACTTATCGGGCATTCTGTTTTTCAGATACATTCCCAGTGCAGCCATATTAGGCGGGATATGCCTTTTAACAGTGGTTTCCTGTCTTCTTCCGCCTTTGTAGGATATTTTCTTTTCAACTGCTGTCCCACCAACCGCCGCACCGATGAGCGCCGCCTCGGCTTCGGAATTTATGAGATCCTCGTTATCCGCAATAAAAGCCGCTACGTCGGCACGGCGTGCGGCAAAGTCACGGAGCAGCTTTCGCCGCTTTTTATCATTGGGTTCACTGAGCGCTGCGGAGATGATGTCCTGCAAGCTCCCCGCAGCGGTGTCTGTTTTATCATTCTGCCCCGCTTCCGACATAGCGGCTGCTATATCGGAAAGAGCTTTTTTTCGGCTGTTTTTCACGCCTGCATCTCCTTTCACGCAAAAGCCACAGAAACGGCTTGTACGGCGTTTTGATATCTGACAGTAAAATTACCCTGCCTTATATCTTCCGTGCAATTTAAAGGCATTAAAAAGGGGTATTAAAAGGGTGTGCCGCTCCCGCATTTTCTTTGGGGCAGGCTTCGCCATTCGGAGCAGCCTTTTTCATCTGTCCGTTAATATCCCATATGACCGTATTTCACTTCCTGCGGGAACGATATCAACCGCATTCCGTTCATACTTTTGTGTATTCTACGCCCACGCTTGTCCTGTGGAGCCGTCCGCCGAAGCGTATCTCTAGCAGCGCACGCTTTTTCCTGATGTTATATCCTATGATATACTGTTCATTGCCTTTCAGCCAGCCGCTTGTAATAGTGACATTCCTGTCATTATCGACCTCAGCCGTGCTTTCGGGAATGGGAACGCCGCCGTTGATTATCAGCCGCATGAATGTCTCTTCCTCGCCTGTGATGGGAGTAGGCTTTCCCAGCCAGTTGATAACACCGTCCACCGATCTTACAATGTGATGTATCTCAGGGCAGTAATCGCAGTCAAGGAAAACATAGGACGGCAGCATAACAGGCACAGCCTTTGTCCAGCCTCCGCTTTTTCTGATGATAAGCTCACGTCTCGGAACATATGCCGATATGCCCTCACGTTCCAGTGCAGCACGCACCTTCAGCTCGTTCATGGGCGTGACCTGTATAACGTATATCATACTATCAACTCGCTTTTCTTGCTTTCGATGTAATCCGCAAGCTGCCTGTACAGCTCAGGGTCATCGCTTGCCAGTCCCGTAAACAGCTTTTCCTTGGCGGCATCAAATCCCGCCTCGGTAAGCTCCTTGTTTTTGATGTCCATGCTTCGCTTGTAGGAAACCGCCCTGACCAGCTCAGATGCCTGCTTGATAAGCTTCAGCGGATCGGTGCCGTCAAGGTCTTCGGGGGATAGATTGCGCACAGATGTCATAACAAGACTGCTCATCAGCTGCACTATGCCCTCAGTGGTGTCGAGGTCGGGATATTTACCGCACATCTCGGCAATAGCCCTGAAATTTTCCTGCGCCATGTGTATAGCTGCAGCGTCCTCGCAGA